GCGCACAACTTCGCGGAATGCCACCGCTTTTGGCTGGTTTAACGACATTACAAGCGAACAACGAAGCAACCGAGGCAAAGCAAAAGACTTTCCAAAACGGAGGCGCTAAAGGCATCATTTCGCCTAATATAACCAATCCTGAGTTTTGGCCATCTCCTGACCAAAGAGCCAAGATGGACGAAAGGATTGACGAAAGAATTAACGGCAATAAAAACATTAACAAAATCGTTGCCTCTTCTATTCCTTTGCGTTACGATGCAATCGGATTGTCTCCAGTTGCAATGGACATTATCAACTCGCAAAATATGGACTTGCAAACCCTTTGCGGTCTTTGGGGAGTTAATCCAGTTTTGTTTAGCTCAAACGCTACTTACGCGAACTTGGAACACGCGCAGAAGTCATTGGTTACCGATGTAATTATGCCACAACTCCAAATGATTGAGGAAAAGTTTACCCAATTTATTGGTAAGTCGTATGGAATGGATTACGTTGTTGATTTCGATATTTCCAGCTTTAGTGAATTGCAACCCGATGTCCAAGTTATTTTGGACACTTATGGTAAATCGCCTTACTTTACTGGAAACGAGGTTAGAAGCCTATTGAACTGGCACGCAAGCGAAGACCCAGCAATGGACGTGCATTGGATACCTAGCAACGTGATTCCTAGCGAAGAGGCTTTAGGCAATGCAGCAACCGACTTTGTAGATTTCCAAGCATAAGCAATGAAAAAAATAAATTATTCCAAGGTTAGAAGGTCAGCACAAGCCGACCTAAAGAGATACGAACGCCTTGGAGTAAAAATATTTACTGAGGCATTAAGAGAGCAAGCCAAGCCAGTTGTGCCTTTGTTGCCAATGCAAGACGCTTACGTTAAGTTTTACCAAGCTGTTTTTGTTGATTCAGCACGCAAAGAGTTTGACCGAATAAGACAAGATAACCGCGAAAAGGCATTTATTCCCGACGATTTCTTTTTGAATACTTGGAAAGAGTGGATTAAGGATTGGGTATTGCAAACACTTGGCCAGCTTATTTTTGACGTTACCGACACAACCCAAAAAAAGGTTAACGAAATAGTTGCTCAAGGAATCGAAGACGGATTAAACCCATTTCAGATTGAGAGACTTTTATTGGAATTTATCCCCGATGTAAAGCGAGCGCGAGCCATTGCTAGGACTGAATCGACACGAGCTTACAATGAAGGAAAAAAGAAATCGGCAGAGGATTGGGCAAGGCAAACAGGCACGCAGCTTTGGAAATTGTGGATTCACGGCGGAGCGAAAGAGCCAAGGTTTCAGCACATATTAGCACAAGACAAGCCAATAAGAGCTGACCAACCTTTTGTTTTTACGACTAAAGGCGTTGAAGTTTTTATGGACAAACCAGGCGACATAAAAGGCGGAGCGGCTCAGACTGTTAATTGCAGTTGTGTTGTGGTCTATATTTCGGAGTCTTATGCAAGAAGGAATTTCCCTAACGCATTTACTGGTTTACCGCCTTTTGTTTCCTAATTTTTTTTATTTGTATATTTGGGTAAACGAATAAGCAATGGCGGAAACGTATTCAGATTATCCCGAAGCAGTTAGGAACAACGCTAAGCGAGTTTTGGAATATGTTGAGGAAAACGGCTGGGGACCTTGCGGAACGCCAGTAGGCAAGCAAAGAGCCAACGATTTAGCCAATGGCAATCCGATTTCGTTAGACGTTTTAAAGCGGATGTTTTCGTATTTAAGCCGTCACGAGGTTGACTTGGAAACGTCTACGTCTTATTCGGATGGTTGCGGATTACTTATGTATGACGCTTGGGGCGGAAAGGCTGCATTAGTTTGGAGTAGAAATAAATTAAAAGAATTAGAAAAGACTAGCGATATGGGTTTTGTAAAAAAAGGATTAAACCAAGGCTTTACGGAAAGCGATACCAAACAAGGTGTTGTAAGTGGTTATTTTGCCGTTTTCGGTAATAAAGACCTTGATGGTGACATTATCGAGCCAGGAGCGTTTACCAAGACAATTATGGAACGCGGCCCTCAAGGAAAGCAATTAATCAAGTATTTACTTGACCACGACAAAAACAAGGTTGTTGCTAAGATTACAAACCTTTACGAAGACAATAAAGGCTTGCGTTATGAGGCTAAAATTGGAACGCACGCAGCTGGCCAAGACTTTCAGAAAATGATTGAAAGCGAGCTAATCAACCAGCATTCGTTTGGCTTTAGAACTATTAAAGAACAGTTCGACCAAGAAGCTAAAGCAAACCTAATTAAGGAAGTAATGATGTACGAAGGTAGCGCGGTTCAATTCCTTGGCGCTAACCCTGAGACAACATTTATTGACCTTAAAAGTGAAGCGGATGCATTCGAGTACCTTAGCAGACTTGAGAAGTTTGTAAAGACGTCAGACGCAACCGACGAAACACTTGAAAAACTAGAAAATCAACTCAAATCACTTTTGGACGTTCTAAAGCCAGCTGAGCCTACTTTGGAAATTAAAGAAGCCGACGCGGTCGAAATAATAACAATTAACGAACTTAAAAAACAATTTGAATCATGGAAAATCTAACTTTGGATGCCGTTAAAGCGGTAATCGCAGAAGCTGGCGAAGCTCTAAAGGCAAAAGCTAGTAACGCCGAAGTAAAAGCCAATGAGGCTTTCGAAAAGGCAGAAGCATTGTTGAAATCATTCGACAATGTAGTAAGTAAAGAAGATGCAGCAGAAATGCAGAAGCAACTTGATAAGCTTGACATCGCAATGCAAAAAAGCGCAGTTGAGAAAGAGGTAAGCGGTGAGGATTTCAAAACCGCATTTATGAAGGCTTACGCTCCAGTAAAAGCAGAAATCGAAAGATTGAAGTCTGAGCCTAACGCTCGTTTGAAAGCTCCTTTGGTATTTGAAATCAACGAGAAGTCAGTTGGAACTATCACTTTGGCTTCAACTATCGCTAACGAAGCGTCTTCAGGACAAGTAACAATCTCTGAGTTTACAGGTGTTGTTTCTCCTATCCGTCAGCGTTTGTTGGTTTACCTTGCTAACGCAAGCGTTGGAGCAATCGGTACTCAGTATGCAGTATGGGTTGAAGAATACGACCAACAAGGAACTCCAGTAATGATTGGCGAAGGAACTGAGAAAACTCAAATCGACGTTCAATACAAAGAGCAGAGAGCTAAGGTTGAGAAAATCGGTGTTCACATGAAGGTTTCTATGGAAATGCTTGAGGATGCCGCTTACTTGGCTTCTTACATCCAATCCAATGGAGTTAAGCGTGTTGAGACTGTAATCGAAAACCAATTGTTTACTGGTAATGGTACATCTCCTCAGCTTGCTGGTTTGTTGTCTAAGTCTACCACTTTCACTGGCGGTTCAATGGCTGGTGGTGTTGAGTCTGCTACTAACTGGGATGTTATCCACGGAATCATCGCTCAAGTAAGAGCTGCAAACGGAACTGCTACTGGCGTATTCGTTGAGACTGGACAATATCACTTGATGCTTTCTGAGAAGGATGCAGAAAAGCAATATATCTTGCCAGCTGGCGTTACTTTCAACGCACAAGGTGGAATTACTGCTTGGGGTGTAAACATTATCCCAACTAACGCCTTGACTGGAACTGCTGCTAACTTCGTAGGTGGTGACCTTTCAGTTATCAACGTACGTTTGAGAAGCGGTTTGCAAGTAGCAATTGGTGAGTCAGGTGATGACTTTATCGACAACTTGAAGACTGTAAGAATTGAGCAGCGTTTGGTGCAGTTTATCTCTGCTAACGATACTCCAGTATTGGTTAAAGGAACTTTTGCAGCTGCAAAGGCTATCCTTGAGACTACTTAATAGTGTTTGGTGTTTGTGTTTAGTGTAAAAGGGCGGGAAATTTTCCCGCCTTTTTTTGTTTAAAGCGTTCAAAATCACTTACTTTAAAAAATAAATAATAAACTATGGCAGAATTTACAATGTGTAAGCCTCAAGTATGTAAGATTAAAAATACTTGCCAGCGCTACATTTCAAAGGCTAGCGAGAAACAAATTTACTTTAAAAAAGAGCCGTGCAATCAAGACGGAAGTGAGTGCGAAATGTTCTTTAAGAAAAATTGTAAGCCTTGTGGCGAAATATAATTATGAAAAAACCTACAAAAAAAACGCTTAATTCAATTGACATGATTAAAATCATGGAATCAATTCCAAATGATGATACCAATTTTCAATATATAGATATGAAAGCTGGAGAAGAGCATTATAGATTACTTGCTTGGATTGGTGGTCAGGTAAAAGGTAATATTATGGAATTAGGGACTTTTAGAGGTCATTCAGCTCTTTGTCTATCTAAATCAGGAAACAAGGTATTTACCTATGATGTTGAAGATTGTATTTCTTTAAATGATAAGCCTGAGAATGTTAAGTTTTCAATAATGGAAAATGGTCATAAATTTATTGATGATT